ACCTTCTCGGCGACGAGCCGTTCAATGTCCGCGGCCTCGGTGACCGCCGGGGTCACGGCAGGAGCGGACTCCGCGGGTGCGGTGCCCTTCTTCGCGGCCTTGCGGGCCTTACGGGCCGCGTCGGCGCCGGCGAGCGCCCGGGCGACCGCGTCGTCAAGGTCGGTCTGGGTGAAGGTGGCCGGGGCGACCGCCTCCGTGGTGGTCTCCGTCACGGGAGACTCCCTTCTCTGCGGTTCGGCGGCCGGGTCCGGCGCCGGGTCGGATGCCGTCTCGGTGACGGCAGCGGACGCCCTCGCCTCTGCGAGCAGGGCGTCCGGGTCCTCGGTGCTCTCGCCGCGGACCGCGGCCATGAGCCGGGTGACGAGGTCCTCGACCCCGTCCCCGTTGTCCGCCTGGGCGGACGCGTCACCCGCCATGTCGCCGTCGGTGTCCTCGGCGTCCGCGCCCGGGACGTCAATGTCGCCGTCCATGTCCGGGTCAATCGAGCACAGGGCAGCGGAGGCGGCCGAGCACGCCTGGGCGAGTATCACGTGCAGGTCGGCAGGGTCCAGTCCGTAGGAGCAGACGGTGACCGTGGTCGGGCCGTTGGTCGCGGACAGGCTGTAGGAGCCGCAGCATTCCGGGTCCATGCCGGCGTACTCGGCGAGCGCCTCGGTGATGAGGAGCGGCGCGTCGATGGACCAGCCCTCCGCGGCGACGGTCACGCCGAACTTCTTCAGGGCCGCGACGATCCTCTTCTTGACCTGCTTGAGCTGCGGGCCGGTGTAGAACTTCTGGTTCGCCGGCTTGGAGATGTACGACCAGGCGGCCTTCGCGTGGGCCTTGGTGGACAGGTCGTACCGCTGCTTCTTGTCCTTCTGGTAGCCGGGGTCGGCGAACGGCCGGCCGCTGTCGTCCTTGAGTCCGGAGTCCCGCTTGGAAAGCGGCGGCGTTCCTGCCTCGGTGACCGGGGTGCCGAGCACGGTGCGCAGCGCCTCCCGGATGCCGTCCGGCACGGCCGTGGCATCCTCGGTGATGGTCGTCACGCGCGCCTCCTCGACGCTCTCGGTGATCGGCACGCGCTCATCGGTCTCGCTCGCGCCGTCCTTCGCCCACGTGAAGGCGTCGACCTGCGCCCCGTGCACGCCCGGGGAGGCCGTGTAGTCCAGGCCCATGAGGGTGAGCGAGTCACCGCGCTCGACGGGCTCGCCGTCGGGGCCGCGCTCCCTGCGGACCTTCCCGTCCCACGCGCCGCGGATGGACACCCCGGACAGGAACGGGGGGTTCCCGTCGCTGGTGTCGAGCAGCGCGGCGATGGTGCGGCCGTGGTCGGTGTCGGCGATGTCGGCGGTGAACCGGGCGGAGCCGTCCTCGTCGAGGGTCAGGGAGCGGACTGCCCCCACGATGCGGGTGCTGTCGTCGTCGGCGGCGTGGTGGCTCCTCATGGTGAGCGCGATGCCGCCGTCGGCGAGTTGCCCTTGCGCCCTGCCCACCGCGGCGGCGATGGCCTCGCGGGTGTAGAGGCGCCGGTTCCTGCTCACGCCGGGCTTGAGGGCCACGCCGGACACGGTCGCTATTGCCTTGGCCAACGCGGCCTCCCTTCAGGCTCGGCGGGTCAGGACCAGCCGATGGTGACGGCCGGGCCGCTGGCCACGTTGACGACGGTGATGCCGTTGGCCGCGGGCAGGTCCAGCGCGTAGATGGTGCCGACCGTCCCGCCGCCGGGGATCACCGCCAGGACTTCCCCCGACCCGGCCGAGGCGCTGTCGTAGATGGTGATGTTGTCGGTGGCGGTGCCCGCGGTGGTGACCACGACGCGGCACAGCCGGCCGGGGCCGGGCTTCAGCGTCGTCGTGGACGATCCCGCCGTGATCGGCGTGGTGAACGCGGCGACGGCGGGGAAGCTGTTGTCGTCGTACGGGGTGACGATCTGGTTCTTCGCCATGGAGTGGCCCCTTTCCCGGGCTCGCGGCGGTCAGGGGGTCAGGCGTAGCCGATGGTGAGCACGCCGGCGGTCGCGGCCGACGTGTACACGTAGATGCCGTTCGCCGCGGGCAGGTTCACGTCGTAGACAGTGCCGGCGGCGGCAGCGGCCGGGATGGCCAGCAGGATCGTCCCGGAGTTCGCCGAGGCGCTGTCGTAGATGGTGATCGCGCCGCCGGCGGTGGCCGTGGTGACGACGACCTTCAGGAGCCGACCGGGTGCCGCCTTGACCACCTCGGGCATCACCGAGTAGGCGAGGCTTACGGTCTCGGCGGCGACCTGCGGGAAGCCCGCGTCGTCGTAGTCGGTGACGATCTGGTTCTTGGCCATGACGGCACGCCCTTTCTGGAGCCGGTCAGGATTAGGGGTGGCCTCAGCGGCCGTAGAGGGCGATCTCGACGCCGGTCATGGTGCCGGTGAGGGCCCACGAGACGCGGCCCCATTCCGGCAGGACGAAGTAAGTTCCGGTGCCGCCGCCGCCGTGACGGCCGCCGAACGCGACTGCCTGGCCGGGCGGCGCCGGGGTGAGCGTTGCCTTGAGGAGCTGCGGGAACAGGTTCCCCTGGCCGTCGTAGCCGTCGACCTGGACGGTCAGGGCGGTCCCGCTGCCGCCGGTGGCGTTCACCGATAGCCACAGGTCGTCAATGCGGCGCAGGTCAACGGCGGTCCGCGCGTTAGTGGCGGTGGGGGTAGTGGGTCCCGGGGCGGTGTACGGGCCGGAGTTCCCGGACGTGGTGATGGTGGTCCCGCCGCCGGATGTCGTGAGGGACCAGATGAGCCGTACCGAGTCGTCGAACGACACCAGGCCTCCTAGGCGACGGGGACGAGGAACTGGGCGAACGCCGACACCGGGAGCGGGCTGGCAGGAGTGGGGCAGCACCGGCAGCGCGGGTGATCTGGGCACTGCGGGAACGCGGACGGGCTGTATGGCCCGTTGTCCTCGTTGTCCTGGCAACTCGGGCACACGCGCCCGTCTCCGGCCGTGAGCCATGCCACCAGGTCAAGGCCCTCGGACATGTACAGGTCCAGCGCGGCCTGCGCCATCGACTTGCCGATCGCGGTGTCGACGGCCACGCTCACGGCCTGGACGTCTTCGCCGTCGACAGCGTCCGCGATGCCGCCGGCGGCATCGGGGTCCGTGGCTCCCGAGGCGGTCATCGTGGCCAGCACCCGGGCGGCGTCACTGGCGGCGGCGGTGATGATCTCCCGCGCTACCGAGTCGGACAGGCCCCGGTAGCCTTCAACGTCGGTCAGGCCGGCCTGCATTGCGGTGTAGGCCTTGTCCCAGTCGAAGCCCCGGGCGGCGGCCTGGTCAGCGGCGACGGCGAGCGCCGCCGTCTTGCCTTCCGCTGCCGCTGCGATGAGGGCTGCGGTGATCGCCTTCGCGAGGTCGTGGTAGCGGGGATCGGACAGGATGCGGTCCAGCCACGCGAGCGCTGCGGCCTTGGCTGCCTCTCGCTGCCATGCGTCCGGGCGCGTGGCCTCGGACGTGTAGCCTGTCGCGCGCTTGTACCCGGCGACGAGGTCTTGCGGCCTGAGCTTGCCGGCAAGCTTCCGCCATACGGCGGTTACCTTCGCGACGTGGCCGGCGGTGAGCTCTTCCCTGCGCCGGTAGACCTCGGCCCATGTGCCGGTGAGCGAGCCCAAGTCCAGGGCTAGTTCGAGGATGCGCGGGTCGCCGGGCCGCTCGAGCGCGACCGCGACGGCGGCTTCGCATCCGGCGATTACCCGGTCGGTTACCGGGCCGCCGGATATCGCGAGCCCCGTGGCGTACGCTTCACGGGCGGCTGCGGCGAGCTCGCCGCCGAACGGGTAGTCGGTGCGGGTCTTTCCGTGGACTGCGGCGATGCCTGTGAAGGCGAGGGGCCTCGCGCTGAGGCGGCCGACCGGGTCGGGGTCGTCGCTGGCGGCGTAGCGGAGGGTCAGGTGCGGCGTGTACCCGTGGTCTCGCGGGACGGTGATGCCCTGGGCGGACAGGAGGTCCATGGCGTCGCGCCGGATGTCCTCGAGGTCCGCGCCGTCGGCTAGCGCGACGATGACGTCGGTGTCGCCGCCGGTGAGCCTGGCGTGACCGGAGACGGAGGCCGTTACCGGCGGGCGGCTGGCGAGCTTGCGGGCGACGGCGCGTAGGGCTGCCGGGTCGACGTCGGCGGCGTTGCCGGCGTAGGCGACGGTGAGGTGGATTTCCCCTGGTGGCAGGCCGTCCGGGACCGCTAGCTTCTTGGCTGCCCGGGGTGCCGGGTAGAGGGCGAGCATGCAGCCGCCGGTGTTGTCGGGCTGCGCCTCGGCCACGGCCGGCTCCCGGTTTCGCGTAGGTACGGTCACGGGCCATGGCCACGCGCGGCGTCAACGGCTTACGCTGCGGCTCATGTTCGGGAAAAAGCTGTCGGCCCCGTACAGGTGGGCGCCGGCGAGGATCTCCATGGAGCGGATCGACGCCGCTCTTGCCCAGGGGGCGCAGGCCGAGTTCCAGCCGGGCCAGCGGAAGGGTCCTGCGATGGTCACGCTCATGCGGCCTGACGGGTTCATCGCGGACCAGTGGACGGTGCAGGGCAATGACCGGCACGTGGCGAAGTTCGTGGCCTCGTACAACAGGCGGCTACGGGAACTGCGCGCTGCCGCGCCGCCGCCGCAGGGGCCACCGGACACGACCGGCTGGACAACGCAGATGCCACGGCGGCCGTAACAGGCCGAGCTTCTTGCGAACGTCTCGCCACGAGCTGAACCGCCACACGCCGGGCGGCGGGTCGCCTTTGGGCGTCCACGGGCGGGGAGGAACCCACACCCGCACGTCGCTGCTGGCGATTGCCTCGTTGGCCGGGGAGTCGTCTATCAGGATGGCGTTGCCGCCGCCTGCCGTGATCCGCTGGCCCTTCATCCCGTGGCCGGGGAAGGCCAGGTGGTCGTACGGCACCTGGAAGTAGGCCAGCCATGCTGCCGTCAGGCCGGCGAGGGACGGGTCCCGCTCGGTGATCACGGTCACCGGGTAGCCGGCTTTCCTCGCCTTGCGGGCCGTGTTGATGGCGAGCATGTCGGGGGCGAGGTTGGCGGCGATGACTGCCTGGCTGGCGTTAAGCCAGTCCCGCTCAGGTTCGGGGATCGTTGCCGACCATGGGTGGCTCGTCGCCTCGGCTACCAGGTAGCTCTTGCCGAAGCGGCCGTTGACCGCCAGCATCGACCCTTCG